TTCGAGACCTTAGACCGCAGAAACCGAAAACGCGAACACCTAAATCAGACATCAATCTGATCTGCTCGTTACCCACTCGATTGTTGTAGTGTCCTGTTTCGTTACTCTTAAGTACTAGTCAAGAATCAGTTTTCTATTTTCCCTATCTCGTAGTATCGTCCTCTGTACTAGCGTCTTTCCGCTCGTGTGTCCCGACGTTCTAACAGTATCTCGTGTGTCTAGCACACGGATTCATTGGCAGCGTTGTCGAGCTATCCAATTAGGTAGATTCTGGTTTTTTTCTATTGTAAAGATATCGACCTAGCACTGCTTCAGTAAGGGATCAGTATCTGTCCTCATATATCGGCATCCGTCCAGCAAGACTGATCAGGTACCGCTCTGTATCCTCTACTGATGAAAAACCGTTATCGACAATTCCGACCCTTGGTCCGGTCTCGACTCTCGATGCTAGTAGTCGCATGATACCTTTGGCCTGGTAATTCGTCAAGCACTGTGATGCAGCGTCTAGCAATCCGGTGATATTCGTAGCGTCGTTCGTGTCCACAGTTAGAGCGGAGTGTATGTAGGAGAGAGTGATTCCCGCCTTCTTAGAGTGTCCGCTGTGTTGTAGCCGGCGCCCCAGGGAAGGTAGCATCGTGACTAGCTCATCTTGTCCCAGTCCATTAGGCACTACCGGCACTCCGCAAATCTCGTTGCAATACCATCCCATCGGTGGCCCCCCTGATGGAGATCTAGCAAGACTCTCGACTGCACACTCGTACCGACCGCGATCGTACTTGATGACCACTGCGTGCGCGCTATCTCTATCATAGACCTGGTAAGCAAATGGACAGTAGATCGACGTCCGCCAACCATCTCGCGTCAAGAATCTAAGATTTGTCAATATCTCTGTCCTGGATAAGTAGAACTTGATGCAGATACATTTGACGGATGTTCCTCTGAACCGGTCAATGAGAGTATCGATTATCCCGAAGTCTATTCTCCTAGCCCCTTCTTCCACGTCGACCGCTACTAGTTCAACCTGGGCTCCCCTCGGAACATCATCCATGTAGACATCCACCCCGGATCCCCAGCTTCTCTCATCCACCACCACCTTAGGGTAGTCATCTTGCCTTATTCTTTCGGGGTAAACTGAGGCATATCTCTGAGGCACCGAGCTCCACTCTTTGTCTGAGATAATCAGATGATCGGATATGCTGCACAAGTGACGCACCATAAGCCCGGCGCCAACACCATAGACGAACCCTACACCGTACCGTGGGGAGTCTTTGCAGACTAGCGACCAGCACGCATCCGACTCGTTGACTGCGTACTTGAAGTAGAGTGACGCAGCCAACACTTTCGATTCTCGCCCACGCGACTGGTTGGCCCCATACCTCGGGATCCCGAGTCTGGCTCCCGATACGCGCACAATTAGTCCCCCCATACAGGTATCATCAAGCTCTCGGGTCATCGTAGCTATCTGGTCATTACTCTCGCGCAGCTTCTTGACGGCTTCGACCACCGTTATTCCGTACGAGCTCGGCTCTGATGAGGAAATCTTCATTAGGGTCTCGGATAGGCTTGACAACAGAGGCGACCCGATCGTTGCTAGTCTACTACACATGAGGCGATAATGAGACTCTAGCACGTTCTCCCTTGTAGCATGATTGAGAGTTCCCATCGTCAGGTAGATAGCCTTTCTCTCCTTCTCGTTGGTTGTTCTCAGAAGACAACGGGTCGTTGCGATCCTTACAGCGAAGTGCTTCATGTCCACCGAGTCCAGGGAGGATGGTCCTGTGAAGATAGGAAGCTTCTTTGTCTCCTTGGTGAGATTGGATAGCCAGGAGGTCGCCGATGAGAATATTCCATACGCCAAGAACGACTGCAGTGTGGATGTTCCCGTCGGCCGCTTGGGTGATATTTTGGACTGCTCTGCTAGCACGCGTGGTTGTTGTCCGTAGGACGATATATGAGCCGCTAGTCGTCTAGACAGTACTCCCGCCAGAGCGAACGCATCCGCGTAGTCGGCAGATCTGATGTAGTACAACCTCCACGCAGTTAGCTGACCGACAGCCTCACCGACCGATCTGAAGAGCAGACTATAGGAGATTCGCTTCCATTCTGTTTGCCTCAGAGGCAGAGAGACATCTGCGTATGCCAATTGCGAGTGCTGTAACTTCTGTAATCTTGGATAGAGGACATCTATCACGACGGACCTGAGCAGCGCGACCCTTGACAGTGACACTATGTATTGGGATGATGGAAGGGGGTTGTGGCTCACGGGCTCGATTCTTACTAGCTGTCTTGTGAAAGCGCTGTCAACAGACGGGAATACAGCTATTCTGTCCATACTTATGATCGCCTCCGATACGTGACTTACGTTCCTCAACAGCTCTGGTAGATCTATATATATCGAGTGTGGACCATAGCCTTCACTCGCCCGTACGCTTAGTATTGTCTCTAGATAGAGGAATATCTCTTGAACCACGAGAGGGTAGTCGTTGTCGAGAGACGGAGCTAAATCGGAGGAGATAAGTATATGACTTAGATGACTCGGATTGGCGCTATAGAAAGATCCTCTATGCTTCACATCAGAGCTATATCGGTGAGCGAATGTTCCGCCCGTACGTATCGGAATCGCGCCGAAGAGCATCGAGCAATCTGATGCGGTTCGTGATGCCATAGCCGATTGGATCGACTCCGTCACGTTCGGATCTCCCATCACGAAAGCAGAGATGTTGAGGAGTTGGCGAATCGCTCTTGACCCCGAGTCAGAACCCGTCACCTTCCAGCTTCGAGGCAACATCTCGGCACCCGTCGTGCTCCCAAGATACGGAGAGACAGCGACGCTGTCGGCATCTCGCAGCGTCGCAACGATGAAATCGCCCGACAGGGGTCGTTCTGATGTCACGATTCCATCCAGCGCTGAGACCGTGCTCACTTCGGCCATCTCGATCCCCCACAGTGCTCTTATCTGCTTCGATAGAGTATACACGCTTGTTGTTCTGTCGTGCAGAGATACCGGAGTGCGAACTAACACACGGAAGCCTCCCGCGAGCCTAGATCTATCGGAGAGCAAGACATCCACAGACGACATCTCCCTGTCCTCGGGCTGAGTGAAGTCTCGATCCAACATTCTCTCCCGTCTCTGGTGGAAGGTTCTGGAGTTGACAAACTTGCCAAATAGAGTCTCCAGAAGGCCGAAGAGCGACGATGACTTGATATCGTGGGCTAACAGCGGTATGAACGGGTGCATGCTCATCAGGCTCTCATCGATCTCCCTCTCCTGATCTGATACCTCCGCGGTTAGCAGGGCGCGGATGTGGCGAAAGTTGCAGTCGCTCCTCACTAGGTTCTTGCTGGCTTCCTTGACAACAGATTCTCCCTTCCTGTGGTAAGTGAACGGTATAGCAAATGGATCGTTGATCAGAATTGTGGGGTCCTTCGCCACGTCGTATAGGGTTCCGCTCATTAGTGCTTCTAGTCCTCGCCCGCTCAGACTCCTCGCAGGAGATCTGATTAGAGCACACAGCTCGGTAGAAACTGGATCTCCTACTCCCTTGATGATGAACGCGGGCCAGGATGGTGCTGAGATCCCCCCTAATGCTGCGTGACAAGTTATGAGATACTCCATCCATAACCTCTCTAGTGACCCGCTCGACAGACCCACGTCTTTCTTGATCCCTTCTCCGTGGAGGCCGTATCCTCTCAGTGTCTCGCGTCCGTATAGCCCTAACAGCACCGATCCTAATACCCACGGAGTCGTCGGATTCACGTACCCTGTTGTCAGACTCAACGAATTCGCCATAATAGAAGACAGGTAAGACTCTTCTGTCGGAAGCTCCGATGAGCCTGATGGGACTAGTCGTGATGCGAACTTCAGTCTCGGTATGCTGGTCTTCCCCTCGTACCAGAATACTTTCGAGTAGGTGATTACAGATGTCGACTCTACACACTCCTCTGGCTTCACTACATGCCCGACTCCTGCTGCGATGCTCGCGCACTTTCCTGATATATCTTCGGCTATTCCTGGTAGTGAGCCTCTTCTGCTCTCGGGCACTCGAACGATTAGTGTCTGGTTGTCCCCTTGCCCTGTGAGTACATAGTCGAACGAATAGTCCGCCATGGCCAGATCGACAAATGCCAGCGTGAATAGTGTCCACAGCTTCTGCGCCAGTCCCTCAAATCCTCCTTGATGTCCTGTCCACAATAAGTCGCTATCTCCTGACGCCATCTCGTCGAGACTTGGCGGGTCTGATGGAACCCTCACGGCTATGAGCGAGTCTGTGAAGAAATCGTGTATTCTAGTCCAGACCTCCGTCAGTCCGAACAGACTATCAAGAAGAGAGCATATTATGTGAAGAACGTGAGCTCTCATCAGTAGATTCCAGCGTGACAGGTCCAACTCGATAAACAGCAAAATGAACCCTTTGACGGACTGAGTTTTCGTGATGAAGTGCTCAACCACCTGTCCGCTTGACTGCCCCATCGTCGTCTGAGGGAAGTATCGCAAGAGCGTGTCGGCGATGTTGGCCTCCAGACAAGAGAGAGTCAATCTAATCTCGAGAGGAAGCATTGCAAACATCCTCGGCTCTACTTTGGCCTCGCGTTCTTTGGGGAATAGACACACTATCTTCATATCTTCATCAACGTGTCCGCGAGCCCACTTGGTGAGCATAAAAGCTCTCAGGTCGAGGTCTTCTCGTCTTAAGAGCTCGAGTAGTAATCGACGCTCAGTTTTCGGATTCTCACCCCGGTTGTATTCTGGCCATGCTCCCGTCAGATCAGAGACTAGCGTTCCCAACGATTTATCATCTAGCAGGTCCATCAAATCAGGATGGAAGTCGAACTCGAAGTTTTGCACAGGCTCTATCTTGTCCCATGACGATAGCTTAATCGGAAGATGAGCAATATCGATTCTTCGAGTCGTATAGGCGACAACAAGAGGATCCGTGACATCGTCAGAGACAAGAGCACACTCCGGCCACCGATTGTGTTTCTCTATGAATCCTTCGAAGAACATACGCTTGAAGGATCTGTTGACATCATCGATAATATTCCGATCGGTCGCGAGGGTTCGTGTTGCCTCCTCTCTCGCCGATGCTCCTCCGACCCTTGGCGATACTATCGGATGTGCTCCAAGCTTGGATAATCCGAAAATCTCTACGATCATCTCCTTATCTACTGTTGATTCGAGTATGTCGACAAGATCGTCCACCAGATCGCTGACTCCGTGAATTTTGATCTCCTTATTTCGACTCTTTTCTAACATCTTGTCGAAGGCTCGTCTGGGAAGATGTCGATCGCAGAGAACTATCAATCTTGTCTTCGCCATACTCTCGAGGACCTTACTCACTCCAAAACCATCGTTCCCTAGACTCCGACACCGATCCTGCCAGTCGAAGACAGTTTCTGCCATCTCTGCCATAGAATCTCCGTAGAGTGTCCTTAATGACTGCAGCGTCATGTCCGCGGCCAGGAGTGCGGTTCCGCGTCCCAGCATCATGTCAGACATCATAAGGAGCTGTGACCACAATCCGAAGAACACGGATCTCGAGTTGTACATTAGGAAGAAACTCCTTCCAACACATATTCCCGAGGTCTCTGACAGACGATCGTGATAGACTGATCCGGCCCCGTATGCCTGGCGATGAGCGCTCACTCGGATAGTTCTGAAGAACCGGAGACCCACTCTCATGTCTAGATTACAAGTGTTTGGAATGTTTGCAGCGTCGAAGCCCTTCCT